CGTCGGAGTCGGCCCGCCGGCTACCGGCCGGGTCACCGATGAAGATCAATGGGTTGTTCGGGAAGAAGTTCTTGATGATCGGCCGCAGCCGCAACCGACTGAACCGCTTCATGCCCATGTCGAACTCGGCGGCCTCCCGCAGGACCCTGACTCGCCCATCGAGCGACATCTGCTTGAACGTGGCGGCAGGAGTTAATCCGCAATCGAAGCTGATGATCACCGGCAGGTCCGGGTCCGGCTGCAGATGCACTGGCGACACATGCCGATCAGGACGGAAGGTCGCCCCGTAGACCGGCTTACCAGACATGGATGGCGAATAGAGGCCGTGGATGTAAGTGTCGACCCACGCCTTGGTCTGGCCTTTGGCGAGGTCCTTGTAATAATCGGGGTGGAGATGATCGAGATTCTCGCCCTGTGGCGACAGCCCTGACGGCTGCTTGAAGGTATCAACTTCAATGATACTATTCTCGTTCCCTTCCTCCTGCGGCAGATGCTCCATGAGCTTGTAAGCAGCACTGTCGATCTCCGGTGGGTTGGTATCCATGATCAGGCCATACCATGCTCCCGGGACCTCAACCGGATTCGGGTACCGCCGAAGTCGCCCTTTGATATCTGCGTACAGTGGAACCGGTACTTCCCGAAACTCATTGATGAAGCAACCAGTCAACTCCAAACTGAGAACTCTTCCTATGTCATCCACGGTATCAAGCGGAAGGAACAGGATCTCAGAGTCCACCTCGCCGAACTTCAACCTAAACGTCATCTTCGATTCGTGCCAAGTGCCGAGGTCACGCATCCAGTGCATCCAAGTGGCGAGCGTCGTATCGCGTAATTGTTTTACGGTATTACGCACAATCGCCCACTTAGATGACCTTTTTCCGTTATTCCATGGCGGCATCTCGAGGTTACGACGAAGGATCTCAACGCACATACCAGCTGATTTTCCGCTGCCGATCGGGCCGGAAATGGCTCGATGGAACGCGTTTGATCGCATGAACTTGGCAACTGTAGGCGGCGCTGTGTACTTGAAATCCATTACCTCTCCACCTCCGCAGCGCATTGCACGCAATACTGACACCCTGGCGCCGCCTTTCTCCGCCCTTCAGGGATAGGCGCGTCGCACTCCAAGCAATGCGTTCGAGATTCTCCATAGAAAGACTTTCGGTTAGCCAAAGCTTCTTTCAAGTGCATCTCAGACAATTCCCATGCACGATCTAGTTGATCAGCCATTGATCCTCCTCAAACTAATGGCATCAGTTAAACAATCACCAAGAGCACGAAATATTGCAACAAAGTCAACATCTGGATTGAGTTCATTAACTAGCAACTGGTTATTTGTTGATTTCATATGAAGCCCCGGCAGCCTTCGCTCACAGTTACCACAATCAATACAGAGGGCCGGATCAATACTGATCACATACATCTCAGCCCTCTCGCATCATATTGGATAATTCTTTAGCTCGCCTACCTACCTGTTTAGCCCATTTACTTTTAAGCATCTGCTTCGCTGCTTCTTCATATCTTCCAACTTCAATCATGCTAAGAGTTACTTTAAACTTCATCAATCCATCAACTCCAAGATTATATGCCATATTGATCAATACATTCTGCCTAACAACAGACAGCCTTGTCCAATATGGCAGTCGAGAAATAAGTTCAAGGTGAATTTTCCTAATTCTATGAGCAAGAATCATTCGAGCTTCTTCCTTAGTGATTCCAGCATCAAGGTTTAATCCATATCCAATTGTTAGATGGCCTTCAGTATCACAATATGGTTTTGATCTAAACCCCTCATGGCGTATAAGATCATCAATTACGCTCATGCTTGCTCTCCTCATCCTTAGCGATCTTTAAACAATCATTCAGCGCTTTTATCCTCACAGTACAATCAACTCCATGAGCTGTTATGATCCCTGCTTTATCTTTCTCTGGAATCCTAGAAGTACAATTCAACAGTTCCTGAATCCTCTCAACTGTACTCATTTACTCTTAATCTCCTTTTTCCTATCAGCATCAAATTGCAAATAAGTAAGAGTATTAATGCTTGAGTTCATCTCAGTCAATGACCGTAACAATGCCTCGTAGCGTTCTTCAACTCTTGCCTGTCCAGTAGATAATTGATCAAGTTGCTTTGTGATGATTTTAATCTCAACCGAAGTAGCCCCAATTCCTGCAGCATACTCTCGTTTCATTTCATTCTTGATGTCAGTTATATATGCATAAGCTCCAGCTACAAAAACAGTAACCAACAAAGACCATCCAACTATGCGGTTCTGCCAAGTAAGTATCTTCGGAATATTGGCAGTTAATATCTCCATACCTTTTCTGCGCTCCACTTCAACTCTATGTAGTGCACACATGCCATCATCTCCAAAAGTACACTTCACTTTATGCTCTTCGGTCATTCAACTCGTCCTTTCCGGTCATCAGGCCAGAGTAATCATACTTTTTCAATAAATATACACTCACCACCGTGATGCAGACTGTTCTCAACATCAGAGATTTTCATAACCCAGAAGCCATGCATTACTCGGTTCCACTTAAACCAAGAGTTTGGCCCTCCCATTAAGTCATCTCGCAAATTTACAAAAGACCCAAGAGTAGCATGGCCACCGACAATACGTCCTGTCGGAACACTCAGGCCATCAGAACCTGGATCAGCCATTCCCTCAGTCCAAGTAAACCCAAACAGTGGACACGAATAATAGCCAAGACCGATAATTACTTCTTCAATAGTATTTGCTCGGTGCCAAGCCTTAATTAAGCCTCTACGCTTGGCCTCCTCACAAACAGCCAACATGCTAGTGCCATATCCCTTTACCGGACTCCCTGGCCTCTCGCTACCTGGAAACTCATCATGATCCTGAGCATCAAAATAAAAATTTATTCCCCATTCACTTCCTATGGTTCGTATTCCAGGTTCATGTTCAAGTGCAGCCGTCATTGTCATGCCTGCACAGGCTGACCAACGTTCCTGGTTCAGCAACGAATCACCGAACTTCTTGATTCGCCGCTTAGAAATTAATTCGCGCTTGCTAAGATCAATCCCACCATCCGGAGGTGTTGCAGCAAAGAGTGAGGTTGCTACTGGATCATCTTGCTTGATAAGCCCAAACCGTGAATCAAGTACCTCACTTCCATCTCGTAATATCATCTCACACCCCAGGAATGCCTAAAGAATTGTTATTGAATGCAACAGGCCCAAGTTGGCGGTATTTGTTCCAGGCCCACCAACCTGTCGGACGGATTCCAAAGTATGCCCCCCACGCTCTATACGTTGCTCCAGTAGCAGCAATCGTTACATCTCGAAGTACTGCATCGAAAAATTTCCGATTTTCACCTACATGGATAGGAATATTTCCACCAAACGCATATTTATTTCCATTCATTACCCTTGCTGCTCTGTCGGTCGGAGTATAATCTCCAAAATCAGGTGTCAACAGATAACCATGCTGGTATCCAAAATCATGAGCCAAAGCACCATATCTCAATATTCCCATCGGTGATACAATCGGCCACAAGATGCGCGGTACAGATGCGAAATCTGTCTCAAAAGATTCTGGAATTATCACCGGATGCTGCCCCTCGATATGATACACCCAGTCCTCGATAAGCCTTGCTCGTATAGTCCCTTTGATAAATTCAAACCTGGGTTCCGGAATGTGATTCATCGTTTCTGCTTCCTCCATACCCATGGCTGCATCGGCATGGGATCATTCCACAGTCCCCACTTATTCTCAGCTGCAATTTTCTGCAATGTCTGCCAAGCTGGGCAGAATTTCTTCTTGCAATACTGTGGGTATACCCAGGCAAAACCTGAAACTAGCATCTGCTCCTGAACACACTGGTCACCGAGTTTGACAATGGCCGAAGTTCGTCCATAGCCACCATCGCCAGTAGCAATGACGTCAACAATCTTACCCTCTACCATATTGGCGACGAACTGCCTCGCTTCCTGGCCCTGAGTCTGTTTCTTCTCTGGAGCATCGATTCCGTAGAGCCGAATAACAGTCAACCCGGAGGCATCGGCCACCTTTACAGTATCCCCATCAACAACATCTACCACCAATGCTGGAGATGCTTCAGCCTTGACTGATGTCAGCAGGAGCAGGATAACAATCAGTTCTCTAAACATATCTTCACTCCTGTTGGGAGTTTTTTAAACCGATCACAGGTAAGAATAATTCCGTCCCCATTAAAAGCGAAACACTGCTTCCCTGTATTACAGCGACGATGATGCACGTAATGCCTATCTTCCAGCTTCTCACTCATTTCAAAGCCTGACTCGACAAGTACGCGCATTTGTCTACCTCCCCCGAAAGTGTTTCAGGATAATCCGTCCAACCACATACGTCCCGGCAATCGCCAGCGGCAAGTCACTCCCACTGTTCCGGCTGACAATCTCGATTGTGCCCCTGGCTGTATCGGCGACGAGCGAAGGATCGAAGCCGAATTGTTGAGCGAGCCAGGGGAGCAGGGTTGCGACTGTGACCCATAGTTCAGATGCCTTGTATCCTGGCTGTAATTGGTTGCGCTCGGCAATCAGGTTTTCGGCTATGCGGTCGGCGTCTTGCATCTCAGTACCTCACCGTGACACTGGCGATATGGACGTTACGCGGGCCAAGAACCACGGCTTTCCCGTTGCTATCCGATACGGGTTTCCAGAGCGTCCCGTCTGACCATTCCTGTCGGGCTGCGCCGGAAGTCACCGTGCGTTTCAGTCCGTTCGAAAATTCCAATGTGATGTTTTTTCCGTATACTGATCCGGTCTTTGACAGCCGGAAGTGATCACGGTTTCCGTTCGCCCATGCCGATGTCTTCGAGGTCTCGGTATTCTTGCCAGGAGTTACCGGAAATACTGCCCCGGTCGTTGCCGTGTACACCTGCCCGCCGACCGCTGTGATGACGATTTTCAGCGGTCTTGCGTATGCCGATCCCTCTTTCGTGTAGCGGAAAACCGGCTGGCCTTTGTACTCGTCTTTGTAGCCGGTCTCGCCGTTCAATCCGACCGACAGGATTTTCCCGTACCATGCAGAGGGGAACAGGATCAGTGCCTTGCCCGCGTAGGCGCCAGTGGC